AAGCGCAGGGTATATCCCCACCTCTTCCGCAAGACCATGGCAACCACTCTTAGGATCAAGGATTGTGCCATTGAGGATATCCAGCAGATACTTGGACACAAGGACCCGTCCACGACACTTGGATTCTATGCAGCTGCCAATGGTGAACATTTAAGGCAGGTACATAACAGATATATGAGCATCGGAGCGTAAGGAGGAAAAACAAAATGAAAAGTAAAGTATATAATGCAGTTTTATACATAATGAGGATAGCACTTATGGCAATAATGTTTGGAGCAGGAGCACTGACGATAATTGTCATGTGGAATTTTCCTTTAATTGGAGTTATTGCTATATTGACTGCGATAGGAATGGACCTTATACAGCGTTTCGATAAAAGGAATGGAGGGAATGACCATGACAGCGACAGAAATGAAGATGGAACATGATCGGGAGTATTACAGTATGCGAGCTGCGGAAGCGGAACGGGCCGAGAATCAGATCAGCCAGATCCGGACAGTGGTTGCAATACATAAGCAAAATCACAGTGACACTATGGTAATGACGCATGACCAGAAGAAAAAGGCAGAAGAACAGTGTGCATGGAAGGCCTTAGATAATATTGAAAAAGAAATTGTAGCTATTATAGGACAGGAGGGATAACAATGTCAAAAAGAAAGATTTATGCTGTCTACGATGATGGCGAAAAGATAGGGAGTTATACCGCTGCAGAGGCAGAAGAAGAACTCGGGATTCCACAGAAACATATTTCGGCATATGCAAAAAATAATTGGAAGTACAAAGGTAGATATAACTTTTCACCACAAGAAGGATTTCAAGAAGGAATACAGAATAAGGAGCCACGGGAAAAGAGCTATATTGGCAATGGATTAGCCCTTGACTGGGATTTCACAACGAAAATGTTACTGGCTGTAGGACGGAGGCGGTAATTTGGATATAAAAATGACCAAGAAACTGCTTGATGACTATAAGAAGATGAAAAAGGAGATTCCTATCCTGGAATTTGAACTTCGGGAAATGCAGACTACTGATGCAGGTATAGGGAATGACACAATCTTTGATTACCGGGACGGATACCCTAAACCACAGAGCGTGGTAGGGTTTGACTGGCCTTTGTACGAGCACAGGAAGAAAGTCATTGAGCGCAAGAAAGAGAAGCTAAAAGCAGTGGAAGATTGGATCAATTCCATTGAGGACGGGCAGACACGCTGCGTATTCCGTATGAGGTACATAGACGGTATGGAATGGGTAAAAATAGCAGTCAAGACAAGATACGGAGGAAGCCACGACTACCTAAGAAAATGCGTTCGTGATGCTTATTTAAAAGAAATGGGTATCAAATAAAAAAGTCCGTTCTATCCGTTCTGTCCGTTATAGAATAATAGTAGGTCAAAAGGCAAAGCCGAAAGACCTCCTCCCAAAAGATGTAAATATATAGCGCCGGACTCTAGCAGTCTACTTCATGGGAGCCAAATAGGCTTGATGTTACTGCTTTAACAAAAGATGGCCGGGAAGGCTGAAACCATCATACAGTTGGTGTTGACGGCGTGACATGGACTGTAAGCCTGACTTATCCTTAACAGGCTCTAAACTCTAAGGCGTGCCGGGGAATCCGGCATATCGGCGCATAGTTCAGCGGCAGAACAACAGTAATCCCACTGACTGGAAACCCTGGTTCGAATCTAGGTGCGCGGATTCAGCTTCAACTTCATAATTACACCTCCCAAGTAAACACCCGTCATGGATTATGCTGTGATGGGTGTTTTTGTTATGCAAAGAAATGGAGAAACAAACAATGTTTGAATTATGTAAGCACGAATATGTTGAGATCGGGAGAAGTAAATACATAGATTGTTCAGGATACCGAGTTTTAAAAATCGAATACAAATGCAAGAAGTGCGGGAAAAAGAAGGTCAAAAAGTATTTTTGAAAGGGTGCGGGTGAGGAAGAATGAAATGTTTATGCCAGACGGCGATTGTTTTCTTGACGGTATATATGACGATCAAATATTCTGCATGGTGGTTGCTTTTATTGCTTTTAATCTTATAAAGCAGTACATTTCCGTTATTATAATGAATAAAACAGCAATTAGATAGATTAAAAGCAGTACGATTCCGTTTGAAAGGTGGTGATACTGATGGCAAAAGGAAAATATGAATACTGGCTTACGCCTGAGGGATTGCTACTGATTGAAGCATGGGCACGTGATGGACTGACAGATGAACAGATTGCGCACAATATGGGAGTAGCTTACTCTACGTTGCGTACATGGCGTGATAAGTATTCGGCACTTTCGGCGGCCCTAAAAAGAGGGAAAGAAGTAGTTGATATTCAAGTTGAAAATGCATTACTAAAACGAGCACTTGGATATGAGTACAAAGAAGTAAAGACGGAAGAGTATCAGGGCAAGGACGGACCGGTGAAGAATGTCACTACAACCATAAAGGAGGTTGTACCGGATACTACAGCACAGATATTCTGGTTAAAGAATCGAAAGCCTGATGCCTGGAGAGATAAACAGAATGTAGAATTATCTGGGGAAATCAAGACGAATAATCCTTATGAGGGCTTAACCACAGATGAGTTAAAGAAGCTGATACGCGATGGATAGAGAGACAATAATAAGGGGTGCAAAGTTAGAACTTGCTAGGCGTGAGTTCTTTTTTTATTGCAATCTGAAAGCGCCGGATTTCTATAAAGAGGACCGCAGATATCTTGTGGATCTCTGTAATGACTTCCAGGACTTCATACAGTCTGATGATGAAGTAATGATTGTAAACGAGCCGCCAAGACACGGTAAAAGCCGCACGGCTGGTCTTCTGGTAGAGTGGGTACTTGGAAATGACCAGTCACAGAAGATTATGACCGGTTCGTACAATGAAACACTTTCCACAATGTTCTCCAAGAATGTCCGTAACGATATTCAAGAGGTGAAAGCAGACCAGAGCAAGGTTGTGTTTTCTGATATATTCCCAGGTGTCCGCATAAAGCAGGGTGACGGCGCAATGAACCTCTGGAGCCTGGAGGGAGGATACAATAACTATTTAGCTACTTCTCCCACCGGTACAGCTACCGGATTCGGCGCGTCTCTACTCATCATTGACGATCTTATCAAAAACGCCGAGGAAGCAAACAATGAGTTGACAAAAGAAAAACATTGGTCCTGGTTCACTGATACGATGCTCTCTCGTTTGGAAGAAGGCGGTAAGATCATAATTATCATGACCCGATGGGCCAGTGATGATCTAGCAGGCCGGGCGTTGCAGCATTTTAAAGATGCAGGGGCTAAGATACGCCATATTAGCATGAAAGCCTTGCAAGACGATGGAACAATGCTTTGTGATGAAGTACTATCCAGAAAGTCATATGAAGCCAAAATAAAGGCAATGGGTGCAGATATTGCATCTGCAAACTATCAGCAAGAGCCGATTGACCTTAAAGGTAAGCTGTACACAAGTTTTATGACGTACAGCGGAGCATTACCGCAGTTTAAGGAGATCAGGAACTACACAGATACAGCGGATACCGGGGACGATTACCTTTGCAGTATCAATTATGGTGTTACTTTTGCGAACGAGGCTTACGTACTTGATGTTCTTTACACAAAGGATCCTATGGAAGATACGGAGCCAGCTACTGCTAAGATGTTATATAACGGTCAAGTAAATGTTGCGAGGATAGAATCGAACAACGGAGGGCGAGGATTTGCAAGGAATGTCCGCAGGATATTGGAGCAGGAGATCGGAAGCAATTATACAACGGTCAAGTGGTTTACACAGAGTACCAATAAGGACGCAAGGATTTACTCCAATTCGTCTTGGGTAATGCAGCACATCTATTATCCAGAGGATTGGCGCAATAGATGGCCTGAGTATTACGATGCGATGAACAAATACCAGCGAGAGGGCAAGAACAAGCATGATGACGCACCTGATGCAACTACCGGCATCGCTGAAAATTGTGTAAAGGGCAACGGATTAAAAGTATTGAAGTAGAGGTGAGATAATGGACATATTATTTGATTCCAATATTAACCGGTTGAGCAATATGGAGCTGTGCCGGCTGTATATGGACGAATTTATAAAATCCAAAGAGCGTAAAATAATGCTTGATGGTGAGGCATATTACAAGGTAGACAATCCAGAGATAATTTCGCGAAAGATGTACCGGTATCAGGAAAACAAGGTCACGGGAGACGTTGAAAAGATCGAGGATAAGGCAAAGCCAAATAACAGGCGGGCTCATGGCTTCATGCACGTGTTGATTGAGGATAAGGTGAATTACTTACTGTCAAAGCAATATACGCTTACCTGTGAAGGGGCTGACGAGTATCTTAAACTGGTACAGGATACTATCGGGAAGAAGTTCCAGGAAAAACGGCTGATGAAACTTGGAGTAAAGTCATCAAATGGAGGTATAGGCTGGCTACACCCGTACATAGATGAGGGCGGCGATTTTAAGACGATGATTATACCTCCAGAGCAAGGAATCCCTCTCTGGCACGACAATGACCATGAGGAACTTGACGGGTTTATATATTTCTATAATCTTGAAGTGATTGAGGGAAAAGAGCAAAAAACCATCACAAGGGTTGAATTGTGGTTGCCTGATGGAGTGGCATACTACATCTCTGATTCCGAGGGAGACGGGTGGGATTTAAGACTGGATTCCGAAAGATACCTCAATACAGTATCGGAAGATGGAGAAGTCATTGAGCACTTTATTACGGATGGTGCGCCTGAGACGTGGAGCAGGGTCCCATTTATTGCATTTAAAAACAATGATTATGAGCTG